CGCAACCGGGCGCTGTCCGTCAAGGATGCGTGCAAGGATGCGTGCAAGTTCGTTTGACACCGGTCATACCTCCCCGTAGATGTCGCTCGACAGGCGCACGTCGTAGGCCATCGTATCCGCATTGAGGATGGATTTCGTCACTTCCATCACGTACATCTTCCGGCCATAGGTCCCATTCGACTGCAAGTAAAACGCACCGCCCATCCGTTTCGTGCTAAGCAGGGTGAGGTACTGGCCGGACTTCCATCCCGTCGTACCAATGAACCTGCATGACGCCCCGTACTTGCGTCTCCTCTGGAACATGATTAGGTCACCACGCGCGTTCACCGCGTCGGTTGAGACGTTCTGCAAGTCGCCGGCATCGATGACTTCCTCGTAAACGCCCGAGGACGTGAACCCACCGTAACTCTCACGTGCCTTGATGTCCGCGATCGATTCGTAATCCTGGCGCGTATAGACCGCGTCGGCGGATGTCAACGGCTGGTAGACCGCCTCGATCTTGCTATCTGCAACGGGGAAGCTCGGGGCATTCGGATTGAACCGTATTCCCCAGTTCGGCAGGCAGACGTAGACCGTGTCGGTCGTGCTATCGTCCCCGGGATTCCCTTCGCCTTCATACGAGATGGGCAGTTCGCCAACCCCGGGGGTCCGCCGGTATATCTGGGTCGGCCCCCCAGGGGGAGTGACCCTCACGAGGATCGAATCGAGGTCAGGTACCTCGAATCCCAATCCGAAGAAGGTGATGTCCTGATCCGCACTCTGCGTGAACGGGTCGGTATGTTCCTGCGGCTGGACCGTTCCACTTGAGTCGATGTACGTACCCTTCGTCTTGGCTCCCTTGATGTAGACCGTGTTGATGACCTGGTCAGCCATGTCCTCTAGGACGAGGTTGCCTGCGGTTGTCGCACTCACGTCGTTCTCACAGTCGATCGTGGCGACCGGTGCCACAAGCGCTTCCGCGTCGGTGAACTGGATCACCTTGTCGTAATCCACGTCCCACCGGTAGCCGATCAGCTTCGCGATCGAATCGATCGCTTGTGACGCCGACATGTAGTCCAGCTTCATCACTGGCAGGGTCGGCAACGGCAGCCCGATGCTCGTCGTCGACGCTATGCCTGCCTTGCTCCAGACAAGCGATCCACCAGCCGAGGATTCCCTGTCATTCACCTTGTCGACAATGGCAGCCACCTGCACGTTTGCCGGCCCCTGAGCGATCTCCATCGTGAGCATCCAGCGGTCGAAGTACCGCGTGTAGTCTCCCGCCTGGACTTCGTATTCGTACAGGTTCGGATTGATGAACCGTTCCCGCACCCGTTGGATAATGCCCGCGAACTCGCGCACTCCACCGCGCGTGAAGATGATCTCCTGCCCGGACAGCGGAACCGCAACCGCAGGCGTCGTGCCCGAATACGGGATGCGGATGATCAGTCCGGACATCGTGTCGGTCCGGTCCTTGATCGAGTCGGTCGGACGGATGGTCCTCGGGTCGGCATAGGTCGGCAGGTATTCGGTTCCGTTGACGGTGAGCGAGAATGTCAGTGGCATTTACGTAGTCGCGAACAGCATCTTGCGTTGGGTGCCGAGAGCATCGCGGATCGCGCGGGCAGCATCCTGACCACCTTGGTAACTGTCCGCGTACACATTCAGGGTCTGGATGACCAGACCGCCACCACCTTGATCGGGTCGCCGGATGGTTACCGTCTCGTTTGGTGACGCACGGAACTGCACGAGTTGGCTATCAGTCCCGCCGGACCCACCGACCCGGAAGGAACCACCCATGGCGAAGCCGTACTTGGCACGCGCCATCGCATCAGCCTGCTCCGCCGTCAGACCGGAGTTCTTCTTGTCCCAGTAGTACTGGTCTCGAGTCATGCCTCCATCACTATTACTTGCACCACCACCTCCACCTGTCAGGCCGGAGAATGCATTGGAAACAGCGTTCTTCGCATCCGTCACGAAGTTGCTCAGGATGCCTTTCGCACTTTCCCAAGCAGCCTTCAATCCGTTCCGGATCGCATTTGAGATCACATCCGCGCCGAAGTAATCCTGCAACTTCTTGGCGAAGTCACCGGTAGACCATGAACGGAAGTACTCGATGATGGAATCAAGAGTGCTGGAAACGAGGCTCTTCGCACCGTTCCACATTGCCTCGATGCCCTTCGTCATCGAGTCGGGATGCGAGAAGAACTCAAGCAACTTGCTGGCGAATCCGCCGTCGCCGGTTGCCCATGTGCGGAACCATCCCACGAGATCATCGAGGATCGTCTGGACCCCGAGTTTGGCATTGTCCCATGTCTCCCTGAATCCGCGGATGATGCTGTCGATCAGAGACTGCGCGGAGAACAGCGCATACATCGAGACGATAAAGACCTTGCTCTTCCAATCCTCAAACCAGATGCCGATGTCATCCACCCACGACTGGAAACCTTCAACCATTCGATCCCAACCGGAGGCAAGTCCATCAACGACGCCCAAATACAAGCCTTCAATGATCTGTCCACCAACCTCCGCCATCACGGTCGATGGTGAATGAATTCCGAAGACCCTGTACAACGTTTCCATGAATAGCCGGAAAAAGTCGCCAATCCATCCGAAAATGTCCGGTTTGAAATATTCCAATCCGAGGATGATGCCGGTAATGATCGCGCTACCTAACGCAGCAAGACCGGCCATCGGCAAACTGATGACCCCGACCGCTGCGAGCAGGCCGATGCTTATCGCTTCGCCAACCCAAGCAATCACCCCGGCCTTCATCCATGTCTTCGCCCTGTCGGTAAGTCCCTGCCAGAACCCCTCGATCTTGTTCATCGACCATGTGAAACCGGCAGCGAGCGCATCGTAAATCGCCGGACCGAAGACGACAAGTGCGCCGGCAATCGCGGCTACTATGATGACCGGCAATCCGGTAAAAGCAAGCAGCAGCCCTCCGACAACCAACGGCAATACCCCGCTGAACAATTCCCGCCAGTTTATTCCCTGTCCGGTCAGCAACCCTTGCAATCCACGGGTTATCCGCATCGCAATCAATCCGACAACGGTTCCCACCGCAGCTCCGATCATTGCTGGAAGACCAAGGAAGACCGTTGTGAAAACGCCACTTATGACGCCGAAGATTAGAAGCTCCAAGCTTCCGAAGTCGTACTTCTTTATGTCTTCCTTGATTTTCAGGAAGACTTCCTCAATAAACCCCGGCCCCAGTGCCAATGCCAATCCGGCGACAAGCGGCGCTCCCGATGCAAGCGCAATTCCTGCCCCGATGATTGCAAGTATGTCCGACCAGAATCCAGGCCAATCCTTCTCCGCAAACGACTGACGCACGTCCTGCACGACAGTTCTCAGCAACAATGCCCCAAGGAGTGCAGCCGCCGGACCGAGACGCACGTTCAGGAAACCAGCAGCAATCGCCGTCGCGATTCCCTGCGCCACCAGCCCGAAATCCATACTCTCGATGCCGGTCTGAATGTCCGCAGTGGCGAACATTCCAGCAATGATGGTCCCCCAGTTCAATTGGCCGGAGATTCCTTCAGGCAGTCCACGCATGCCGGCGAGGAACCACGCAATGACTGCTGCCGTCAAGACCTCTTTCGGGTGATCGGCAATTGCCTTGCCGATGCCATCAAGTATTTCCTTCGCAAGCGTCGAGAGTTCTGGTGCAAGGTTCTTCCGAAACTCGTCCCATGCGATCGAGATCGTTTCGAGCAACAATGTCCCGATCTTCTTGCCGATGTCGCTGCTCTGCGTCTTGATGGATGTCCACAGACCCTGCCAGTCAAGCTGCTTGATGCGCGTCGCAATGCGAGTGAAGGTATCCTGCAACGGCTTCAGGAACTGCATCGCCTGCACCGCAGCGGACGCGATGCCACGCAATGCAGCGGCGAAGAAGTACATCGCCGGCGTCAGGATTTGCACGACCCGGACGAGGGCAACGAACCCGGCCACCCCGAGACCCTTGATGATCGGTGCAAGTGCCTCAGCGGCTGCCTGAAGGGACTGCGTGAACCGCGCCCATATCTGGCTCTGCGTCAACGCAGTCGCGTACAGTGCAGCACGCTGGAACAGTTGCGCGAGGTATTGCAGGAAGGGATTGACCGTGTCACCCAGGCCATTGCCGATGGCTGCTGCGAAGTTCGTGATCGACTTCCCGATGTTCACCAGCAGGTTCGTCGAAAGGTTCGAGGCTTCCTTCAGGCTCCCGGCATAGTTCTTCGCCAGTCCCCGCTGGAGGATCGGCATGTAGGCGTCAACCGTGAGCTTCCCCGCCTCTGCCAGCTTCTGGAGTTCCGGCACGCTCTGGCCGGTCTCCTGCGCGAGGATCGACCATACCGAGACGCCACGTTCGGCGATCTGGTTGATTTCCTCGGCAGTCAGCTTGCCCTTGGCGATGATCTGGTACCACGCCGTCGCGATGCCGGAGAACTTCTCCGCATTGCCAAGGGATACGTCCCCCAGCATCTGGAGGGTCGGTATGAGGTTGCTCAGCGGAACCTTGGCTGCAACGAGGTTCTGGGCTACCTGGTAGACCGCCTCGTTCGAGAAACTTGTCGAATCCGCGAACCGCTTGACCGCGGCGGTCACCTGATCGACCTTCGCGGTGTCCTTCAGGAGGGCAGCCATCGAGACGCGGAACTGATCCTGCGCCCCGGCGGCTTGAATCATGGCGCCACCCATCGAGTAGACGCCGTAAGCGGCCGCACCGAACATCGCTGCCGCGAGACGACCCGTGATCTGCGCCCCGGATAGCGCAGCGCCGAGACCCATCATTCCCGACCGGGCACCGGCGGCACCCACGGTCATCCCGAGGATGTTCCGTGAGATGTCGTTGAAGACGGCGGCGGTATTGCCACTGTCTGCCCGGATGCGGATCCGCAGGACTTCCGATGCCACTACTTCTTCGCCTTCCGGGCCTGAACCTCTTGTGCCTCAGCTTTTGCCTCGTTCCACAGCCGAATGCGTGCCCGCCAGAAAGGAGGCAGGTTCGTCACGTACTCAATCGGCCAGTGGAACTGCTCGGCTAATGCAACGTCCTCCGTCCACCACGGCACGTTCGGCGACGTGCCGTGCGCCCACGCTATGAGGGCGTCGCTGTCCCTAAAGGGACCTGAAGCGAATCCCTGATGACTTCGCCGAGCTTGCGGACGACGATCAACGGGAGTTCGTTGATGTTCTCGGGGTTCTCCTTGATCGAAGCCACCGGCAACCCATCAACATCGGTCACATTCCAGTCATGGATCAGGCTGGCAATCCAGCCTGCCATTACCTCCGGATCATTCTCGGCGCCCTGGAGCTTCGCAAGATCCTTCTGCTTCAACCACATCGGGTTGGTGATCTCGATCCATTCCCCAGTCGCGCCGAACTCGTCAAGCGTGACCGTGATCGTCTTCCCGTATCGGTTTGTCACAAGACCTCCTAGTAAGCGCTGCTGCGACCATTCACAAGCGTGATCTTGCAGGGGCCGCCATCGGTCGTGTTCCGGACGCCCCGGAAGCCGACATTGAAGCGGATTGCGTTGGCGCCCATGTCACGCGTGGTTGCCTCCCGCAGGTAACTGGTATCGCTCGACAGGACCGTGATTGAATCGCCATCCGCATTCGTGAACGCGACCTGGACGCTCTCACGGGTCGCCGCGAGGTACTTGGCAAGCTGGTCGGATCCGGCGTCAAGCACCATCGAACCGGTATACCGAATGCGCCCCGTATCGAGACGGGCCATATCCTGGCTGTTGTTCGCGTGCGGACTCGCTTCCTGCGACCGCTCCCACGTCAGTTCGCCGGATATCAGCGATGCGGTTGCAACGCCGGCGACGGTGAAGACGCCGGTCCATCCCAGAAACGGCTTGCCCGATGCATCCGCGATCGTCGTCGCCGTTGTGGTCGTCGGAAGCTTGCCCATCATCTTGGCGTTGAAGGTCAGCATGCCCTCGGCACGTGCGAAGCGGATGCCGAACGACGATACCTGGCACCCGGCGATCGTCCGGGCCTGTACCGGGTCATCATTCTGGAACGTCCACGACGGCACCGAGTTCGCAACTGCGATGACGTGCGTCCCACCGGCAGCAGTGATGGTTGTCGAGGAAACCGTCTGGCTCGCACTGACCGTGTAGGTTCCGGTCCCACCCTGTCCCGAGATGTACGCCGTGATGGTGGTACCGGCAGTGACGCCGGTTCCGGTCAGGACCTGTCCCGTGCGGAGGACCCCTGATGTGACCGCGGTAACGGTCAGGGTCGTTGTCGCGATTGAACCGGTGACGACTGCCTGCGAGGAAGCCGCGGTATAGGTCGAGGACCCCATGATGCCGTAGAGGAAGTGCCCGACCTCGACCGGATACGCATTCGACTCTATCTCGACATTCGAACGACCCATGCCGGCATACGTCGCATAGTCCATGCTGGCATCGCCACGAGTGGCGTCGTCAATGATCTCATCCAGTTCCGCGTCGGCGGTGAATGTCGTGAAGGGGAGCATGACCGTTGGCGTGACGGCGGTTCCCCACGTGCTTTCCTTGCCAAACTTGGCCTTTACGCTATTAGAGAGTGCCATTGCTCGAATCCTCCACAGGCGCCGGAGGCTGGACGGGGTCGCCGTCGTCCTCGTCTATGTAAAGCTGTCCGGCGAGGTAGAGAATGTTCCGTACCTCGGCAGCATGATCCTCTTCCACTTCGATGCCACCAGTGTGACCTATCCAGGTCTTCGCACCAATCGACACCTGAACGACTTCGTCCACAGTTTCAATCAAGATCATGTTGCCTCCGATTATCCGCCAAAATTACCTGCAACGTCAATCAGACAACGTAGAGTGACGGTAGCACCCGGTATGTCACCGCGGTCACCGTATTCTACCGGTTCCTGCTTGGCGCCTTCATACCTGCATTGCAGGCATGTTGCAATGCCTGATGCATCCTTGAGTGTCTGGTGTGCGTTCACTGCCTTGCGGACGCCGTCGATCGCGGTCAGCACCTGCACTTGTGCGCGGACCGCATCAGGCTGGTCGGACAGGATTCGGATTTCGAAGGTCTCATCGAGGTACTGCCTCGTGACCGGCACGTCACCCTGCCCATCGAACTCGGACGCCGCCTCGCTATCCCAGATGATGACAATCGCGGGCAGGCGTGGAAGGTTGTCGGGCGGAACATCCCAAACGTCCCCGGCAAAGGTCGAAAGGTCACCCTCGAGGCGCAGCCATCGCGCCAAGGCAGCCATCGTTGCAACTACGGGATGCGCCATGTCAGGCCGACCACGCTGCCTGGATCTGGTGGGCGGCACGCATTGCTTCGGTCCGCAGGAGCTTCGCGGTCAGCCTGCTCGTGCCATGAAACCAGTTGAATGTCTTCTGGCCCTTGAACGACGTTGACCGGTACTTGTATGGTGCGTTCTTGTTCGTCAGGCGGATGCGCGGAATCTTGGTTCCCCTCGTCCGCCGGACACGGGCGAACGGACCCTTGCCGGACATTCCCTTCGGCGCCCGGCGACGGGCCGCATCGAGGGCAAACGAATACCTGAACTTGCCATCGGACTTCGCCAAGGATGGCTTCAGGATGACATCGGCATACTTCGGAAAGATCGCCTTGTCCGTCGCCTTCTGGATCTTCCCCTTCGCGTCCCCGGTCAGGCGAGGCGCCCGGTCCTTGGCCTTCCGGTAAGCATGCGTCTGGAGGGCAAGCATCGTTTCCTTGGTCGGCTGGATCCAGAACTTCTGCTTCGTCAGCTTCTCCACGATCTTCTGGTGACCGAGGACCGTGACGCTGACTTTCCCGAGACGCGACGCAGTCACCCGACCGAATCCGCGGGGTCCGGTCACTCGCGTGGGTATCTGACGCCCAAGCGTGATTGCAGGCATCTCAGACTCCCTCGTACCGCATCCGCTTGAAGGGTGCGATCATTCCCCGCACGAATGGGTGCAACCCGGCAGCGGTCATCACGCGTGGCTCCGTAAGCACCTCGCCGACGCCAACGGTACCGTAGGGATTGGTTGTCTGCCGGTACGCAAGCACTGCCTGATGCGTCGCCGCCTCGCTGATCACCGGATAGGAGTAGGTGGATACGGTGGCGTCGACCGCATGCGATGCAGCGGTGGTGCCATTGCAGGCACGCGTCACCGTGACGTTAATGCCCGAAATGTCCGTGATCCAGAGTTGCTCCGACCCGATGAGGATCATCTGCCCGATCTCAAGCAGGGTATTCGCGTTATGCAGCGCTACCGACACATCTGCGGACCCGATGGCGCTATGGACGGTGGTCGTCGCGGTCAACTGGTTGTAATAGCCCCAGAGGCCCGTGATCTTGATCGGGTACTCGCCGGCGACCGGGAAGTAGTTCGTGTTGCGGGTCGGTATCTCGATCTCCCAGTACGGACGCGGAGGATACTCTGTCGAGGCATTCCGCGGTTCGAGGAAATACGTGTTCGATGCCCACGATTCCTCATAGGTCCCGTCGTCGTTCTGGTCTACCTCGAGCGTCGTGACGGCGAGGAGGTCCTCCCCTGGCATGCACAACTCGTTGTACTCGTCCGTCTCGAAGTACTTGACCGCAACGATCGGGAAGAAGTGGCGTTCGCAGAACTGGTCAATCTGGCGCGACACGTTCGAGATGGTTGCCTTCAACACATCATCGTCCGTGGTATCCGAGATTCGCAGCTGACGCTTCACCTGCGCGAGGGATGCGTACCAGTGGGGAACCGCAGGCATCAGCGTGGACGCCGTACCCGTGCAGCGCGTTCAGGAGCATCCTGTGCGCTTGCAGTCTCCACATCAACCGCGGCCGGTTCGGATTCGACCGGCGCAGGGTCGGCGACGGGGATGGCAATCCCCGCCTCCTTCCATGCCTCCGCAATCACTTCGCTCACCTCGTAGAGGTGGCCGGGGACATAGGTCACCTCCGGTCCTGCCATTGACACGAGCATTCTGATGGTGACCATGTACCCCTCCGAAGAAAGAAGCTCGGGGCGGTTTACCGCCGCCCCACGGGATTAGGACGCTGGGTGCTGGTAGTACTTCACCGGATCCGTGCCGGAGTCGATTAGTCTGCCACCAGCACGTGCAAATGCCATAAACCCAACCTGAAGGTAGTCGCTGTACCTCTCTGAAAGGCGCATGACTTGGATGCCTTGGACATCCCGCCAGTAGTACTTATTCAGCTGACCGAACAAGAGACTCTTGGCGGAGGCTGCCGGTGCCGCTATGTCCTGATTGATGTAGTAGGGATATCCGAGAATCGAGTTCGGTTCCCCAACCGTCAATCCGGGTTGCCACAGCGGCCGCGACTGTCCGTCAACGAGCTTCTTGAGGACCTTGAGCATCGAATCGTGCATCATGAATGCCGATCCTGGGCGATAACTCGGGTCAATAGAATGCTCAAGGTCTACCAAATCAGCATACACAATAGTTGAGGTTTGACCCGCCGCACCTGTCTTGCCTAGCGAGCTGCCCGTCACCAGTCCATACGGCTTGGAAGAACCGTCACCGGTGGTGAAGTGCGTGTTCATGATGCGCCCGAGACGCTCGCCGAGACGCTCCGCCAACCATGTCTCCAACGGGAAGAACGTGTCCTGAAGGAGCTGGAAGGAAACGCGGATCAACTTCGAACTATATGTGAACACATCGATGGTGGTCTGGCCGAACGACACATCCTGCTCTGACACCTGCGTGGATTCTGAGAGAATCGCACCTGCATTCCCGGTGTCATCCGAGGTCGGAATCAGCAGTTGCCCACCAGTCGCGGTAGGGATGCGGGTGGCTACCTGCATCATGCCACCATAGGCAAGCATGCTCGTCTGGACGGTGGTATCGAACAGCTTGGAAACGGTGTATCCACCGGCGCTGTCGGTGCCAACGGCGAGTGCGCGAGTCTCGGGGAATGCCTGATAGCCCGAAGCGAGTGCGTTCCGCTCCTCTGGCAGCAGTGCCTGCATGCCGTTCCGGAGGTACTTGCCGAATGCCACGTCGCGCAGTTCGTCATCGACGCGCGGCGGCGCGGCAGCGATCTCGCGTGCGGCCGCACGAGGCTCGGGGATTTCGGAGTAGGCGTCACGCTCGACACGCTCGAGACGCTCAATGCGGACATCAAGCGCATTGGAAGCCGCATCAAGCTTCTCCCACTGCTCGGTCTCAAGACCATCAAGGCCACGCTTCTCGGCCTCGGCACGTGATACAAGGTTACGCATCTGCTCAACGAGCGACCGGCGCTCCTGACGCAGTTCAACTGAACTGACCATTGCTAGATTTCCTTCTCAAGAATTGCCAACTTGCGTCGCAACAATTCCAGGGAGTGCCCAACGGGCGGCTCCGATTCGGGGTGGACAACCGGCCCCAGGCTGGTCTCGATGGATCGCACCAACTGCCGCAACGCTTCGACATCCTCTACGTCGAGGGTCTGGACGCGTTCGAACCGCGCCAGTGCCCGCATCGCGAGTGGGTCGAATGATGCCTGCCTGACGGCCGATGTGGTGTCAGGATAGGCTGGGTACGTCACGACACTCACATCATACAACCTGACTTCATTAAGAGTGCGTTCATCTGTTTGGTCAACGCTTTGTGCGCGTTGCCATTCCTGCGCGATCGGCGAGAACGCAAAGGATGACTGGTTGATGTCTCCCCGGCCCATCGATGCCATGAGGTCCCGGGCATAGCTGGTGTCAGGGAGGTCGATCTCCATCCGCAGACCGACCGCATCCTCCGACAGGCGCAACGTCCCGGACTTGTTCCGTCCCAGCACGAAGTTCTCATTGTGATTGAACAGCGCACGGACATCGGCTTCCTGGATCGTCTTAGCGAATGCCCCGGGCCTGATCCGTTCGGTGTAGTCACCGAATGCGCCCCGTATCGTCGTCGGTGAGTTGAAGACGGCGGCGTACCCGACGATCTGTCGGGCGCCATCATCAACTCCGCGCACTTCAAACGTGGTCGAGGCAAGGTGCCTCTCAATACGGCGGCTCATTGGGATACTCCTCCGGTTCCAATCAGGTAGGTGCCGGCAACGTCACGCCGGTCGCCCGTGCGAGCGCATTCCGCGCCGTCACGGCTTGGCCTCCAGCGCATCAATGCGTGCCTGCATTGCGGCGTTCTGCTCCGCGAGTTCCTTTATCGCGTT